GTGTAAATTACACTCCTGATGGAGCATATGCTACATATAGAGATGATGGTCAACCTGTTGCCATCGAATTAACACTTAATTTTCAAGAAACAAAAATCAACTTTGCAGAAGAAGTTATCTCAGGTTCTGTTCGATAATGTATTTTTCAATCATACCAGATCTCGCTTACGACGAGAAACCAATCAACTCTCCTTTTTCAACATCAGATTTTACAGTCGCGAAGAATTTTTTTCGTAGATATAAAATCAATGATGATATCTTTTCTAATGTTGTTTACTTTAAAAAGTATGCAATCAAAGATGGAGAACGTCCAGATATTTTAGCTAGGAATTTTTACGGAAATCAATTTTATGATTGGGTAATTCTTTTGACTAACAACATGGTCAATGCACAGTATGATTGGCCAATGAATAACTATGAACTCTATAGAGTATTAGAGCAAGAATTTGATGATCCATATAGTCAGATCAATCATTACGAAATCAAACAATCGATAGGACACTATGCTGCTGGTTTGCATGTTGATCAAACATTTTACAATGGACAGCATAAATTAAATATCAATGGTGCCATGACATTAAAAAACGGCAATGAGATTTGTAGTCCCATTACCGTTGCAGAATATTATCAAGAAGAAAATGATAAGAAGAGAGAAATATATCTTCTTAAAAAACAATACTTACAATCTTTTGTAGATGATTTCAGAAAACAAAATCTATACAAAAAAGACACCAACTATATTAGTCAGCGTCTAAAGAAAACTGGTTGACTTTTTTCACCAAAAAATTGGCGGAGAATTTTTTTCACTTTTCACAGATTTGATTATCGAATTTCGTCTCTAGTTTTGCTATTCGTGTGAGGAGAACTAGGTTGTCTGCCTCCACCTGATCGAGACGCTTTTGTAGTGCCTCGATCATTTCTTTTTTCTTCATTAGTTAAGTTCATAACAAGCTGATCGTGCCAACTCTGGATTCTTTTTCAGTGCTCGATGCACATGACCATGAACATCTGTTTCTATAGTAAGGTGTGCTTTGGTGTGGACTACCTGAATCAATCCTAAGGATCCAACAAAAGTTAAGTTTAAAACTGTAACTGGATGAAAGAGAACCTCAAACACTTTCTTCACTTAATGAATTTATCCATACGAAGTTTGATGTAATACATTCCTACGACCCAAAGGGAGAAGAGAAACCCCTCCCCGTAGCTCATAGAATTCCATGCTCCAACTGCTCCATCTAGCATCGCTAGAGTGTCAGGCATTGCCAAGAATTCAGCTCCCATATTACTCCTCAGCAAGACGTGCGAAGTAGGACAGGGCATCATCGTCATCTACAACTGCTTCCTGCTTGACAGGAGAACGATGGTGACCATCAACCAGTTGATTGTCAACGACTAAAGGAGGGGCGTTGAAACTACCACGACCTTCAGACTCATCCTCGAAGGACTCATCAACTGGACGGGGAGCAGGACGTGCGCTGATACCTAGCACAAGATTCAAACGACGCTCAAGATCTTCGTATGATTTGAACTGCTCTTTGGAAGTGAATGACTCTAGTGAGTATTCTTTTTTCCACGTTGCTTCAAGTTCATCATCGTCTGCAGACAAAGCACTAACACTATCAAACTCAGAGCTATCATAGTTCCAGTACCCTGCTACTTTTTTGATCTTCAATTTGAAGTTAGCACCTTCCCAAAGATCAAAGACATTTACTGGTGTCTCATCTTGGAACTCGGGTTGCATGGCAGCAAGGATCTTGTCATGGATCTTCTTGCCATACTTATACAAGAATGTCTTACCCTCGTTCTCAGGGTGCTTAGGATCCTTTACAACATAGATGTTACTGTAGTAAGAAAGCTTACGCTTCTGCTTACGTGCAGTCTCTTTGTCCTCATCAGCACCGCTGTTCCAGAGACGGCGGTTCACTTCACCAACGGGATCCTTTTCGTTGAGTGTAGTTAAGGAGTTTTCAATGTACCAACCACCAATACCTTGGAAGGCATGGGAGTACACCTTTGCCCATGGGATGGTTTCACCATCAGGGGCAGGAAGGAATCTGATAACGGCATATCCGTTACCAGCAGCGTCAACTTCTGGTTTCCAGAACCTATCATCAACGTTCTTACCGCTGGATGACTTCTCAAGTTCCTTCTGAAGGTAGGAGAAGTTGTTCTGAGATTTACGCTTTAAGTCTGCGAATGACATAGATTACCTCGGATTTAATCGGATTTGGTTTGTGTATTGGGTTGGAACCCAATGGTGCCCTCATCACTTGAACATAATAACAGGCAAGGGGACGGGCGTCAACCCCCTGCCTCTAATTGTTGCTTCATGCGTTGAACCTTTAACAATAGTTCATCAAACATGGATTCGATGGACGTGTCAGGTGTAGCTCCTAGCATGACAACCCCCTGCTTCATGGTCTCGATGACCGATTTAGCTTCGGGATCATCACTCAGTTTAGCACGAGCATAAAAGATCTTTTGTTTTTCAATGAGAGTTTCAAGTGCATCAAAATAATCCATCTTCCTTTCGTCTTCAAGAAGAACAAAATTCATAGCGGATCTAAAACAGAACTGCTGGAGCTCCAACATTTCTTGGATGTCACCTCTAACTATATCAGATTTAAAGAAGCTCATACTAACATTAACTTGGCACGACTTGTTTTTTTCATGAAGTTGAGTTGCTGTGCATCATGACGCAACTTTTCTTTTAATGGTTTACTAATTAGTTTACTTACACTATCTAATTCGATTTCATTTTCCTCACAGTAGTGAATAACAGAATCAATATAATTCATTGATGGATTGTGTAATGCAATCTTCTCCACTTCCTGCGAAAATCTCGCAGCGGTCATAAATTTATCCTCTAATAATTGTTTTTTGTCCATATCGTTCTTGGTATTCGTCGATGTAACCCATCAACTTGATGAAGTATTCTTTCTTAGGTGGAAGCACCTTCACTTGGGTCTCTCCGTTTTCACAAGCAACGATTGTGACGAGTTGTTTGACACTCAACCCGTAGTTTTCTTGAAGCATACATGCGTATGCAGTTTCTTGAACGAAATAGTCGTAGAGATATTCTTCACGCTTAGGTTGTTCTGCTGTCTTAAAGTCAATAATAGACAACACACCATCAAACTCAGCGATACAATCTACACGCCCTGCTAATTCTAAATGTTTAGAGTAGAGCGCAGCTTCCTGTAAGTAAATATTATTTATACGGTCCAAAGTAGGACGACTGTGGTGAAACATCAGCACAGGAAGGGGATGTGATTTGTATTTCTTTAAGTCTAAATCGTTGTTAAGATAATCTTCTGCAACTAAATGATACTTTGTGCCACGACCAGTAGCACGAGTGGACTTGGCATTTGCTGCCTTCTCACCAACACGAGCTCGCCACTTGGCAATACCCGCCATCTTTTTAGCATTGTTACCAATCACAGTGGTGACAGATGGAAATTTCATGCCTTCGGGTGTGAGATAAAGTCTTTTTCCTTCGACCATCTCAGCAGACATTTCAATAGGTTCAATGCCACCTACATGATTAAACAATTTCATAAACCTAGATTGATTTTGTTGATGAGATAAGATTTAACAAGACCAGAACGAACGATATCTTCTACACCGAATTCAACCAGTGAGAACTCTTCCATGTTCTGTAAGATACGTTGGAAGTCAATGATGCCTGTACGCTCACTGATCTTTTGCAAGTCAGTCTGTGCAGCATCACCACAGAAGATAATCTTACTGTCCTGTCCAACACGAGTGATGATTGAATCAAGTTCGTGGAAGTTCAAGTTCTGACACTCGTCAATGATAACGATTGCATTGTCTAGTGTAGTACCACGTATGAAACTAGTGGACCAGAACGAGATAGTTTCCTGTGCCTTGAGATTATCATAGAGCATTTCATATGATGCATCATCAGGCATCTCAAACATGGATTGAACCATGTTCTTGTAAGGAATTTGATAGAGAGAAGACTTATCTTCATGGTCGCCAGGTAAGAAACCAATCTCCCTAGTAGCTACTAGAGATCTAACAATGTATATTTTATCGTATGGTGTGTACTCATTCAGTACATCTTTAAGTGCTTTGTACAGTGCAATGAATGTCTTACCTGTACCTGCTACACCATATGCATATAACATCTGTCCTTTATCCCACTCATCAAAGAAAATCTTTTGATTATCAGTGATGGGTTCAACAGGAAGCATGTATGCTTCATCAATAGGTTTACGACGCTTGCGTTGCTTCGCAGTCATCCCTTGACCAGGTGATTTAGTTGTCTTCTTTCTAACAGGCATAATTAGTAGTTGTACTTATCGGTAATGGTTTTGTTACGAGGTGCTTTAGGAATCACTTTGTTTTTCATAATGTCTTTCCATCCAGGATGGGTCTTTGCCATCTTATCTCTCCATTCTCCCACTTCACCAGAGGCAGGGCAAGTAGAGGGATCACTCCAGTCTCTGTCCCATTCTGGATTGTCATCTTTCCACTGACTCCACTCGTGAACACTAAGTCTTACTTCTTTTTGTTCACCAGTCTCTTTATTAATAACTGGATACGTCGCCATCGTCACCCTCCTTTTTTTTATAAAATCCAAATGGACCTGCTCCCTTCTCTTCTAGTGCTAACTTCAGTGCAACACCACCGATAGCTTCCATACATTTAAGAATGTCTTCTGTCTTAGCACCTTCACCAAGTTCTTTGGAAACGTACCAATACTTTGGCCAGAATGTTTGACCTGCCAATTCATAATCTTCCAACGTTAATAGTTTCATAACCAGTCAAGTGCCTCCGCACAAATAGGAAATTGTTCAGCGAACACACGCTTAGCATCTAGTGCGATTTCCATGTGTTCTTTCTGCGTTCCATGAGCAGAACGCAATTCGATGTAATGGATCCATGACCGAACTGAGCCTGTCATGTAGATTTTTGTAGGAACTGCTAAAGGAAGCACAAATCTAGCACATTCCTTTGCCACACCGTGATCAAGCATAGTCTGGTATAGATCCATAGCAGAAACAAAGTGTCTTTGAATAGCAATCTCAAACTCTTGCTTATGAAAAGCATCTAAATCATCAGTAGAATTCTGACGATTCTTTGTGTCCTGACGACGTAGATTAGGTAGAGGGATTATATCTGCCAGCATAGAACTATCAGCATACCGTTGAGAAAACTCTTGGAATGTAAAAGATCTATGTCGTAGCACTTGAGCTGCGATTCCTCTAGAGGTCTCGATCTCAAGCGTCATGTGTGCCTGCTCAAAGACACTCCAGTGGTTGTGCTTGATACAGTACTTTAATAGACCAGCAACCTTAGGGTTATCCTGATTGTTGGGGTTCGATACTCTCGCCACGTACCCCATCATCTTCTCTGCGTCTGGTGTCACTGTTACGAGTTTCACTGAGTTCATTACTAAATCCCTTCTCCTGTTTTCTTTGTTGTTGTTTTAATTTTAGTTGTATCTTAGCACGTACAAGTGCTAATGTCATGTATTGCAATTCCTCATCTGTATACAGATCAGGTTTCTTCTTTGCTTCCTTAATAGCTTTCTTTGCTAATCTTATTTGGTCTTTTATTCGGGTCATAATACGCTTGGTAGTAAGCAACAATTCCAGATGTGCTTGCGTTACCTTGTGATACCCAATCGTGAATGCATTCGTAAATGCTCTGGGATGAATACCTTGGTGATCCGTCTGAGCATATCTCAGGTCCAAATTTCTTGAGTAGGATGTTAAGTCCTTGTGTTCTCACGTCCATTCGTTCATCACTGTAACGCCAATCAATCTGCATATCCGTCATCGTCGTTCTCTGAAGTTAATACTCTGGCTTTTGTTTTGTTTACATGTTCGTCCCAAGGATGAACGTATTTGTATGCATCTACATTAGAATACACTTCACTCTCCAATGCATTGACCAGAGATTTAAGGTTTTTGACAATGAGTTTTAGTCGTTCTCTATCCATATTTATGTTACAGATGATATCATCATAGCATAAAAAAAGAGGGGTTGCAACCCCTCTCTAGATATTTACGTTAAAATTTTTCTACATATTCGTTTACAATAAGTTTGGTTTTCTAAATCGCATTCGACTAAACATTCATAGTAGTCATCGAGCTTTTGATTTTCCACCTCCAAAGTGTCTACAGTAGTTTCTAAGTGTCTCCACTGGTTAAGTTGAGATCTGGACAATAGATTGTGCATTAATTTTCTCCATGCAATAAACCATAATAAAGGGGAGAGAAGGGTTCATTTTTCCACCTCGCATAATTCTACCACTATTTATTTTTGGAACATTCAATTAAAGAAAAATTGCAACGAATATTATTGCCTACTGGTTTATACTCATAAAAAAAGAGAGGGTTAAAACCCTCTCTGGATAAGTAAGTTAATCACTTTTTATAAAGTTGACCACGATAGCAGAATGTGCCATGGGTCTCTTTAGATTCTACACTACCTGTATCATACTTAACACCACGATATGTAGTGTGAAGAATCTGAGCGTCGTGTAGAGCAGATCTCTTGATGATCTGCTTCTTGATTTGATTAAGTGTGTTCATGAGTTACTCCTAAAGTAGTTGGATTTTAATCCGTTCCTTTAGTCGTTTGCGTCCCAAGGGTAGCATTCAGGTGTTGATTCCTTCATGACCTCAATCAATTCCACCTTATATTCGGGAGGAATATTCTCGTTTGTTCTCATCCGTAGCATAATGCTATCAGCTTGAGCACATGTGAGTGATGAATAGAATAATAATTCTAGCATGGGATGAACGGCTCCGTTCCGCGACTTACTTGCGTCCCACCCAAGAGTGGGATGAACGATGGTATAAGCATACCATACTATGTATGCGTTGTCAACCTGTATTTCTTAATACAATTAGTTTCCTGCTAGGTAGAATGCTTCACCTTTAGCTTTACAAACACGGCGTACTTCAGCATCATAAACAGGTATACCTAATTCTCCACCTGTAATTAAATTCTTTGCAAACTCCCACGCTTCTCTGAAGCGTCTAAATTTATAAACTTGATCATATGTTTTAGCAGACACAAGCACACCATCACTTCTCCATAGTCTCATCGTATGCCACACAAGTGGATCATCAATTCGTCTATAAAAGATTGCCCAGTTTCCTGTTTGTGATGCACTCATTATTTTTTCTTTGCAGGTTTAGCGTTTGGATCTTGCCAGAGTTTAGGACTCACTCGACCTTGTGATTGAGTCATGTTGGTAACTGCTTTATATTTATCCCAATAGTAATCAAACATATCTGATTGCTTTGTAGATATAGCAATGTCCCATTTAGTTTCTCCTTGATCAATGTATTCAATCAAGTATGCGGTGTATGGAAGCGATGTATCGCTCGCAAGTTTTGGATCACAATTTTCATGGAGAATTTTCATTAGTAATTAGCTACGGTTTCCCCATTCGATTTGGGGGAAGGCTTCTTCAACGCACTGTCTGGTAATTTTCCAGCGTTTGCCGATTTTCCTGTCCTTCATCAGACATAATACCTCAGCTTCGCCTTTATGTAAACCCTCTAGCAGTTGAATGAACAGGTTTTCTCTACGAGTCTGAGAGACGCTTGCACCGCCCTTGAAGAAGAGATAGAGTTTACGATACTCGTGTGCAAGTTTCGTATGTTCTGTCTCTTCAGGCGCTTCATTCTCCTTGTAGGGGACCTCTCCTTCAGGGAGCATAGAGATTACACTCTCATCAAAGTTAGCAATCAGAATTTGTCTGAGTGCTGGTGTATTATATGTTTGTAGCAGTTTGATTTTTTGTGCTTTGGTCTTAGCATTGCTGACCTTTTGCAGCACTTCATTTAGTAATAATTGCATAACTATTGGTATACCGTAATTAGTATTTATTCTTCCTCCAATTCCTCTTCATTTAAGAAACGAACAGAGAGTAGTTCTTCATTGATCCATTGTCCTTGGTTATCATACATTTCTGGGTGGAGGTTTTCATTTTCTGTTTCTCTAACGTAGAGATATTCATGCATCTTTTCATTTACTGTCCAACCAGCAAAGACACCGACACATAGAAATATAAATGATGCTGTTGCTGAGAAATAAACGAATAAAGTTTCTGTCATTGTTCAACTCCGAACTTAAGTTTCTTTTTTGTCCCACTTAAATTCAAAGTTGAAATAAACTTCTCGTTTTAAGAGGGAAAACGCCTTAGTAATAGTAAATCCCTTACGGGGTAGCATTTCTTTTTGTTTTGCCCTCCTGAGCATGAGCTCTATGCCTTTATTTATTTTAAGTTCTTTCATTTTTTAGGAGCAGTAACCAATCCATCTGCCATAAATTTTTTCGCAACATCAACTAAACCACTATAAAATACATCATCTATAATAGCTGCTGGAAATCTACCAGAAAATTTTCCTTGATACTTACTCATGAAAGAAGTTTTCTCATCATCATCTAAGGTTGACCAAAGCACCTCTGTGTATTCAACATTTGCTCTACGACAGAGTTCTTTCATCTGTCCACACCAACCACATCCTTCTGTTGTGTAAATTGTAATATTCATATGGTTTAATTCTATGTATAAAAAAATGGGGTCTTTCAACCCCATCATATCATATCTTTAAGAGGTGGTCAAACATGAAGCGATTAATCGCTTCATAGGTGGTCTGAATGGACAGTCTGGACATCCAGCACCACAACATCCTCTATTCTTTATCATGCTTCCTGTAAAGATTGAACTGTATTGTGAAGTTCTCCAATATCACGGAGACCTTCAGCACTGAACCATGGAGCATTCGCCCAACTAAATCCTTCACCCATGGTGCTATCAGGTGCTGTGATATACCAATGACATGCTGTGTCTGGTACATCTACTGCACACTTGGACCAATCATCCTGCCACTGTGGGACTTGCACCCACATCAATGCAGCAAACATAAAAGTGAAGAGAGATTTAATCATAGTGCGTTGCCTCTAGGTAGAACTTCTTCTGGGAATACAAACTTCTCGTGAGGTTGATCAACTGGTGCCAACCATGCACGTAGTCCTTCATTCAATAGAATGTTTTTGGTGTAAAACGTTTCAAATTCAGGATCCTCCGCCGCACGAATCTCTTGAGATACAAAGTCGTAAGCACGTAGATTAAGAGCGAGTCCAATAATACCGATAGAACTAGTCCAGAGACCCATGACGGGAACGAAGAGCATAAAGAAATGCAACCAACGCTTGTTACTAAAAGCAATACCGAAGATCTGTGACCAGAAACGGTTCGCAGTAACCATCGAGTAAGTCTCCTCCTCTTGTGTACTATCAAAAGCTTTGAAAGTATTTGCTTGTTCGCCATCTTCGTAGAGTGTATTTTCGACAGTCACTCCATGAATAGCAGAAAGCAATGCACCACCTAGGATACCTGCAACACCCATCATATGGAATGGGTTGAGCGTCCAGTTATGGAAGCCCTGTAGGAAGAGTAGGAACCTAAATATCGCTGCAACACCAAACGACGGTGCAAAGAACCAACTGGACTGTCCGAGAGGATAGATGAGAAACACACTGACAAAAACAGCGACAGGCCCAGAAAACGCAATAGCATTGTACGGTCTAATTCCTACAAGACGAGAGATTTCAAACTGTCTAAGCATGAAACCAATGAGAGCGAAGGCACCGTGGAGAGCCACAAAAGCCCAGAGTCCCCCAAGTTGGATCCACCTGACGAAATCCCCCTGAGATTCAGGACCCCAAAGTAGAAGAAGAGAATGACCCATAGCATCAGCAGGCGTCGAGACAGCTGACGTAAGAAAATTAGCACCCTCAAGATAGGAAGTAGCGAGTCCGTGGGTGTACCAACTCGTGACAAAAGTCGTGCCAGTAAGCCAACCACCAATGGCAAGATAAGCAGTGGGAAGAAGAAGTAGTCCAGACCAACCAATAAAGACAAAGCGATCTCGTTTAAGCCAGTCATCCAATACATCGAACCACCCCCTCTGTGGAATGTTTAGTGTACTTGTCGTCATTTTTATTTACCTTAGTTTTTAAGTTCCAAATAGAATTTGCTTTGATCAACTGGTGCATTCTCATAGAATGAGATATCACCATAAGTTTTGTGGTCTTTGTAACCGACCATACGACCCTTGGTATTTTGGATAGCACCCATCATAGCAATGATAAGGAAGATCGCAGGAGGACCGATGATTAAAGCACCACCGATCACATAGTAAGTCAGAATTTCAAGTAGAGAATTTTCCATCAGTAAAGGTTCTCCTCTTGATCAGTAATAACAACACAATCAGATGTTGGATATGCTACACATGTAAGAACAAATCCTTCTGCAATCTGATCATCATCCAAGAAAGATTGATCGCTCTGATCAACAGTACCACTCTCAATCTTACCAGCACATGAAGAGCAAGCTCCAGCACGACAAGAGTAGTTGACATCTACACCAGCTTCTTCTGCTGCGTCTAGAATATATTGATCAGGTTCACATGGAATAATAGTTTCCCCATCAGGAGTTTTTAGAGTAATAGAGAAAGACATAAAACTGTACAATTATGAAGAGCAAAAAGAAAAGGGGTCCGTAGACCCCCTTTATTATACCACAGGTTGAGTGATCAACCGATAGCAGGTGCGGTGAGTGCAACAGGAGTTGACTCAGCAGCAGCTAGATCCAGTGGGAAGTTGTGAGCGTTACGCTCGTGCATGACTTCCATACCAAGACCAGCACGGTTCAATACGTCTGCCCATGTAGGGAGAACTTTACCATTTGCATCCAAGATGGACTGGTTGAAGTTGAAACCGTTGAGGTTGAATGCCATGGTGCTAACACCAAGAGCAGTGAACCAGATTCCGACTACAGGCCATGCTGCTAGGAAGAAGTGGAGTGAACGTGAGTTGTTGAAAGAAGCATACTGGAAGATAAGACGACCAAAGTAACCGTGAGCAGCTACAATGTTATATGTTTCTTCTTCTTGACCGAACTTATAACCATAATTCTGGGACTCAGTTTCTGTTGTCTCTCTGACGAGACTAGAAGTAACCAAAGATCCGTGCATAGCAGAGAAAAGAGATCCACCGAATACCCCAGCAACACCGAGCATGTGGAACGGGTGCATAAGAATATTGTGTTCTGCCTGGAAGACGAACATATAGTTAAAAGTACCAGAAATACCAAGAGGCATAGCATCAGAAAAACTCCCCTGACCGAAAGGATATACTAAGAATACTGCGAACGCTGCTGCAACAGGTGCAGAGTATGCTACGCAGATCCATGGACGCATACCAAGACGGTATGAAAGTTCCCATTCACGACCCATATAAGCAGAGATGCCGATAAGGAAGTGGAAGACTACTAATTGAAATGGACCACCGTTGTACAACCACTCATCAAGAGTTGCTGCTTCCCAAATAGGGTAGAAGTGAAGACCAATTGCGTTGGAGGAGGGCACAACAGCACCAGAAATGATGTTGTTACCATACATGAGTGAACCAGCTACGGGTTCACGAATCCCGTCGATATCGACAGGAGGTGCCGCTACGAAAGCGACGATAAAACAGATGGTTGCCGCCAACAGAGTTGGGATCATCAGTACACCGAACCAACCGACATACAGACGATTGCTGGTGGAAGTAACCCAGTCACAGAAGTTATTCCATGAGGATTGGGATTGTTGCCTTGAAAGAGTTGTAGACATTGAAATTAGGGTAGGTATGAGTGCAGGGAAACACTGATATGATATTCCTTCGCCACCCTCAGGCGGAGGTATGAAAGACTGTTATTTAATGACGCTGTTTAGTCTTGGTAAGGCGTCGTATCAATGTCACGGAATCCAAACGGGATCGTTACATTTGTTTACCTATTTATAATAACAGGTGGAGAGGAATCCGTCAACCCCTAAAAGATGAGCGTTTATACCTATCTTTGAAGGGGTGCTTGGGGACCTTGTGCTTTGGGTTTCTTTTTAAGTCTCGTTTGAGATCCTTAAGAAACTTGAGATGCTTTTTAATTTCAGAACGATGCATCTTCAGCACTGTACTCAGTATAGCATGGTTGGATCTCCCAGTGTGACCAATCTATTTGTTTTTCTGATAGCATTTGTTCCAATTCATCTATTGTTAAGTCGCATTTGATAACTTCGTTCGTTCCTTTTTTGTATATGTGAAAAGTAGTAGTCTTCATATGAAACAAGTCCAACCTGTTGCAATGTATTTCGTTTTGGTCTTACTAGTTATACCACGGTGACAGTGTGTCCAATAAACTGGCCATATAACTAACCTACCTTCAATACAATCTGTTGTTAGATCATAGCTAGTGAATAATGTTCCACCATCTTCAACAGTGTTTAAGTAGAACATCCACGCCAAGACTGTAGTGTCTTCCTTTGTACTATGTTCACAATGGACATCTTTATATCCTTGCTTTGGATGATACCTTTGTATGTTGAAATCATTCTGTGGTGCCCATGGTGCTACCTTACAACAATCCTTATGGGTCTTTACATATTTTTTAGTATTATCATAAAGACTATTGTGAATCATCTTTGTTATCTCATTCTCATATGAAAACAAAAGAAATATATCAGTACTATCTTTTTTAGCTATGTCTACTTTAAAAGTATCAGCTGATCCAACAACGCCACGCTTTTTTTCATCGGATGATTCAAAGTAATCAATGATTCTTTTGCATTGATCAGAACTCAAAGCATTATCATATACCTCAATAAAATTTTTCATAAAAAAAGAGGGGGTGTTCCCCTCTAATTATATCACTAAGATGCTGATGGTGCAAATACAGGAGTCATTAGTCCTCCATCACTGCCGTCATCATCATCATCTTGGTTTGCTAAACGTAAGAATAATTCAATAGCAACTAAACATGCCATAGGGTAAAGACACCATAATATAGCTTTCCAATATGGATATGATTCTGTTACTAGTTCCATTAAATTATTGCCGTTGTAAGTGTACTAGTCCCCAGTGCCAACATAAAGATGTATGGCACTATCTTAAGGGGCACTGGGTGTCTGTTCATTAGAAAATGCCAGGAATAACCTGACCAGTAGTTGCGTATGCGCCAACTGCTGCTACGAAACCAAGCATTGCTGCCCAACCGTTAAAACGTTCTGCTTCTGGAGTCATGATAGTGTACCTATTGTGTGTTAATTGTGTGTTGTTTTGTGTATTGAATCAGAACCCTAGGATTCCGAAGAAGAAGAAGCTTCCTGATGTTACATAAGAAATAATGCCAGCAACAAACCCGATCATAGCTAGACGACCATTGAGTTTTTCAGCATTAGGACCATATCCATCATAGTTGTCAACATAGGACATGGAAGGTTCCTGTGCAAACATGTTAGTGCGTCCGCCGTCTTCAGTTGTTACAGTCATTTGTCTTTTGTAAAGAAATACTACAATACTATATAGCAAACATTAAGGTTTGTCAAGCCCCTATCAAAATTAATATTGCTTATTGCGAACATAAGTTGATTTGATAAATAAATACGGATCCAAATTATATGCGCTATGAAGAAATTCCTTCCTATCGTTATGCTACTGATGACCACCAGTGCTGCACAAGCAGGTGGACTTATTACTAAACACGCATCGAGTGTTCAACTCAACGTTGATGCTGCAATGTCTCAAGCTTCAAGAATCGGTTCCTCATTCAGTATCTCTGGTTCAAATATTGATACTACCGATGGTAACACAGCAGGAACAGTCTCTGTTGGCACTATTACTTCTGGAGTATATGCTCCTGGTACTATTGCTGCTACTCAAGACACAGCAGGCGCTGCTTTCTCCTTCAGTCAATCATACACTGCAGGTGATGCAGTACCATCATCTGCTCCTACAGTAGGTGCAGTTCCAAACTTTAGTAGTGTAACTTCTTACACAGCTGGAGCTGCTGGTGCTCTAGCAGGTACTATCACTAGTGCAAATGTCATCGGAATTACAGCTGGTGGAGCTGGCACTACGGCAACAGGACAATTCGTCTCTGAGATCACTGTGATTGATTAATGGAGGAAATTCGCAATGACCCTTTTTGGAAAGACAACCACATATATTGTGATGTCTGTGGTGGGAGTGAGTCTTATTCCTGTCGCTGCTCTGGCGGTCCCCGTGGTCCCAAATTTTCAACAGGGAAGTATGACCAGCCACACCGAGACGAGCTCAAAAGTAACTGAAACTATAAACAGCATGGACTATGCGACAGGATATCAATATTCTGTCACTGGATCAGGCGTAACTGCAAGTGGGAACCTAGCACCAAGTACAGGTTCTAACAACGTAACTATTAATGGAGTGACATCATCATGGACAGGAGTAAACAGCACGCCAACGTTTACACAGACAACACCAGGCGAAGCTTTTCAGTTCACAACTACATACAACGGACCAGGTCTTCAGAATCATACGATTATCGAAAGAGTAACAGAGGTTACCAGCGTAACCGACACAACAAGTATCTTCTCGCAATAACACTATGTCTAACAAATCTTGCAACTGTCCCTGCCATTCGGGCGGAAACTGTAGGGGGTGTAAGTGCAACCGCATCTCCCGTAGCAAATAGCTCAGGCTCAGTTACCAACCAGGCAATTCAGGTTTTACAAGGACCATATATTACTAATACTTATGGTGCTGGTATTCAGTGTCAAGGTGAAACTGTAAACTTTACACCATTCATTACTGGTAGTGCATCAGCACAAAAACCATATGAAGATTTCTTTGATACTCCTGTCTATGACATGAGAGACATGGATGAGGATGGAGCACCTGATAATCCTGGTGACATATTATGGATGCAACCAACTAGAACTGGACAGAAAGATAATTACAACTTATCCGTTGGTATCAGTGCAACATGGTCTGTTCCAAGAGATAAAAAATTACAGCAGTTATGTAAAGAAGCAGCACAGTCTAACATTGCTTTGATGCAACAAGCTAATGCTAATAAAAGATTAGACTTTGAGATAGCTCGTCTTAAAAATTGTGGGGAGTTAATGAAATCTGGAATTCGATTCGCACCTGGTACAAAATATGCAAGGATATGTGCAGACGTTCAAGTACAAGGTGTAAACTTTATGGTTCCACATGTACATAAGATTCCTAATGCGAAACCCAAAGTTAGCACTGATGCATCAGTGTTAGGTCTTCCTATCTCTATTGGTGATTGATACCCACAATCTTCTTCCATCTATAAAACATGGCTTGTAAATGCCATGACTGTGCCAAACTTGTTGCACCCTCTTCTAAACGTCGAAGATCTCTCGGGTCGTTGGTGTACTTTTTATAATCTTCTCGCCAATCAATTTCTTTGTAGTTTGTCACGTTCTTTTAAAATTATTTTTTGGGTAGTTTGAAAGGAGGTAATCCTCTCTTCTCTCTATACTTATTAGTTTGAATTTCACTAGAAGATAGTTTAGGAGGTTCTTTTCCTAATAACTTCTTAACTTTTTTAATGATCTGTTTAACAATTGGTTTAACAACTTTCAATAGGAAAGGAGTGGCAGTCGCAGCTGCAGTTGCTACGATAGCAATTGATGCTGTTGTTGTCACTTGGTTTGTAGATGGTATTCCTTTAATAAATTGATCAACAACAGTAATCTCTTCTTTGATTGGTATACATTCTTTTCCAACCAATCTATACTCAATAATTTTTTTAGTTCCGTTATCTACTAACGTACCAATAGGTTCCTTCAGTTGTTGTGCTTCTGTAGGACACTTTATTGAAGCAGTATTAGTATCCTTTGGTATTTTAGGTGAATCTACCTCTGGTGATTCTGGTGATCTCACAGGAGGTACTTCTGCTTCTCCTGTAAACTGCAGTTCATCTTTATTATAATCAATAGGATTATAAGATGGCACTCCAGCATCACAATATGTCCTGACACCTTTTGGGTCAGCAGTCTCAAGCATATTGTTTTCATCCACATCATGTGCTTCCACACAACCAGGAATGTCTACAATAGGAACACCAATTTCACCAGTTATTGGTGGATAGATTGGAATTGCTTGAGGTGGATCTAACAAATAATCAGGAGTGAAAGGGATTTTGATAGTATCAATCTCCCCTCCCTTCAATCTAATTTCAGGAATTTCCATCAACAATCATTAAATACACTACCAATTTGTGATCCTGCCTCAGATCCTGCTTTGTTACCTAGAAGTAACGCCCAACCACCAGCTAACCAACCCACATAGGGGATGCCAGAAAGGGCAGGAACAGCAACACCAGCAGCGATAGCACTACCTGCCATTGCACCTTGACTCCGTGCGCCAGCGTCCGCCACGATGCACTCTACTTCTTTTGCAGACTTTCCCTGCTCATTAGTTGCACCTCCTAGGTTTCTAAACCCATCCATAGTGAATTGATCACGACGATATTCTAGACGGTCTTCTATACCACCACCAAACAGTCCTTTCTTATTTTTTAAAAGATCTAGTGTTTGTTCAGATTCTAAGATAGCAGGATCGTTTGCTCTAAAATCAATTTGGTATCCATCTTTACCTGCTTTGATACTATAAGATGAATACTCCCCATGGGGAATATTGATAGCAGGAACCTGTGGAATATTTGGTCTTCTGAATACATAACCTAACAATCCGATATGTGCTACTGCGAATAAACCTCCAACAGTAGCAGCAACAATCTTTAATTTAGTCATGATCAGAATGGCAATGCAGAACCACCAATATCAGGAATAGCTCCGCCAGTTTGACTAGGTAGTTCTGGCATAGAACCACTAACTAAACCAGGAAGTGAACCTGCAACTGCTTCAGTTACTGCCTTTGTAATTTTTCCTCTAGCATCTTCTACCAGTGTATCTTTATTCATATAAAGATATGTTCCACCACCCACAACTGTGAGTGATACTACACCACTGAGAATAGCGATT